CTCGTTACTGTCTCTATCTCTAATTACACGTTTACGGTCTTTTAAAAAATTAAACATTATGCTGAATCCCTTAGGGCTTCGAATGTTTCTATTTTTGCTAGTTCACGTTCGTATGCTTCTGCGGCACGTTTTAGGCCTGCATACTTTTTTTCTTTTTTAATATCTCTACCTACAACACCTAGTACACGTTGCATATCTTTAATAGATTGCATAACATCTACACCACCTACCGTTAACTCACCTTCGATACTAACATTGCTATTGGGAGTATAAATTGATGTAGGACTAGTAGTAAAACTATCATCCCAAGAACTTGTGTTTATAGTAATATTATTACTATTGTTACTAGTATAAGTACAATCATCTAAATCGATTGTAAATACATCATCCTTTAATTGTGTCATATAATGCTGCTCCACTAAAAAACTCTTTGTTTAGTTTTGTGCGTTGCTTCTCTAAAGATACTTGTAAATCATCAAAGTTTTCCATATAGTTTACAATTTGCGCAACTACTTTATCTCTGTGATGCAAATATGCATCAAAGTTTTCAGTCCATTCACTTGGATATAAAAACTCAGGTAATGCCATTTCACTGTAGCTTAGTCTGTCTGGCATCATAGGAATAGCATCTACTAATGCACCTTCATACCAACTAATACCAAGTGTTTCTTGTAGGTTAGCACTAAACACCATTTTAGCTTCGCCTAGCAAGTTGTGATATTCGTTCTTTGTAAGTTCCTGTTCTTGACAAACAACAAACTCATATTGCGGCAATCGCTCCGCTAAGTCTCTAAAGATTTCAACTTGCTTCTCAGGAGCAACACGATGCGGAAATAGTATAAGGTCTCGCTTTACCATTCCTTTGTAGCTGGTTAAGCTATCCTTTAGATACTCCATTGGCCAGCCAACTTTAATTGCTTTTTCTATGTCAACGTCATAATTGTCCATCATAGTATCTGTAAACAAGTCAATATGAAAGTTAGTAGCATAAAAGTTATCATCATAACATTCATACATTGACATTTCAGCGTGACGTACCCAAGGCTTATCGCCTATAAGTCTGCCTAAGAAGTCTTGCGGATCATAACTACCGGCGTGCCATAAGCCACCAATAGTAATGTTAACACCTAGTAACTCTGCCATATACTTTAATTGTATAACAGTAGGGTTCCAAGCATCTGTGTATAAGAAATAGTCCCCATCGGCTACTTGTCCGTTACAGAACATTTCACCGATGGTTTCTAGTTGTTTACTTTTATAAACGTTTGTACCACCAAAGTTTAAAAACGCTCCAGGCGTAGTTGCCTGAGGAGTTTCGCCACCACTAATGACTTTAACATCTTCATTGATAGCCCGTTGCAGTTGTTTAGGAAGATACTCCTTCCACTGTGCAGTATATCTAGTATCCACTGCTTCGATGTCTACAATAAAGATTGTCATTTAGTTTCTCCGTTGTTGAAAATCACGCCCGCCATTGCGAGCTTTTGCACGAAGGTAGTTTTGGTACTTTCCATAGGCTTGCCACACCCACGCATCTTTTTTATAAAGATCCTTTTCATTAAAAGGTTTACCTTCGAAGCGACAGTAGTCGCGGAACTTATCCAAGTCGTCAAAAATCTTATTGACAGGAGGGAAGTTATTAGCCATTTTAGTTTACTCTCTTTTAGCATCTATGATAAAAAATTGAACAGCCATTTTCGCCATCTTCAGCGACATCAATTTCTACAAAGCGGCTGGGATACTTTGCAGTGATTTCTTTGTACAAGTCATCTGCGATCATTTCGCAGCTCTTGTGATCTAGTTGTATAACATCCTGCGCATACAACCGTTCCATCCAACGTTTAAATTGGATAAACTCAATATCGCGATCGTTGTGAAATACTTCGATGCGAACTTTAAAGTGGAAAATATGACGATGCGGAATGCCTAGGAATGATACATCATCCCATTCGCCTGTTGCTAGTTTAGGATCAGTGTCTGCACCTGGGTACATATGAACACCTTCTTTACGAAAGGTTACCCAAATACTACGATCTGCTTTATCCATTACAATTTCTGTTGCCATTTTTGCGTCTTCTTCTCTCATTCTACGTCCCATATAATTATGATACGATTCACGTTGTTCATTCATATTACTAGTATACTTTCACTTTAGAACTTTGTCAAGGCCATATTTGCCCCAATCGGTAAACTTTTCTCTATCCATTAAATCGTGTAAGCTATGACACCAAACGCCTGGATTAGATGCTTTAAAATCTTTATCGTCAATTTTAATCATTGCATTGTATCCCCATTGTTTAACATATGGAACTACAACACGTAGTTGAGGAATAAAGTTATCACTCTCAACAAGTCCGCCATCTAAAAACCATTCTAAGTTAATAGTACTTGGAATATCTAAACTGCATAAGATACCTTGATCTGTAAACGCACGGATCATTAGATCCCAGTCTTCGAAGTCATCTGAGGTTACAGGGTTGTAACTGTGATTAGCACCAAAGAAGATATGCTCGCACTGTTCTTCTTTGTAGTACTTTATAATCTCGTTGTAGTCTTGATGACCAGTAACAAACAGCGTTTTCATACCGTATGCAGGAGTCTGCTCTACTTCTACACCTGTAAAGAATGTAATACTGTCTGATGTGCCTGTATCGTAATCTCTTTTCATTCTAAGCCTTTTTGTATCAAATATGCATTAATACGATGCATTTCATCTTTAAGATAAAGTTTCATAGTTTTCATTCTACGAACTTCTTCGGTAACTGTCATATTATTATACTTGGTTTCAAGCTCTTCGTCAAGCTCTTTATGCTTCCGTTTTAGCTCTTCGTAGTGTGCGCGAAGTTTATCTTCGACTTCATCATAGTTGCTCATCCTCGAGTTCCTCTAACTTAGTTTCATCCAGCTCGTCTTCAATTACAGTTGGAGCTTCGACATCAAATAGTGCATCAAAGAATGTTGAACTGTTTACAGTCTTTTTACCAATAGCACCTCTAGTACCCGGAATAGCCATCCAGAACTTTGTATACTTTTCAATAGTTTCTAATGACTCTTCTCGTGTTGTCTTTGAAAATACCTCTTCTACAACATCTCTAAACATTACTCTATCAAACTGCTCTTGTACAAGCATCTTAGGTATAACACCGGCATCGTACTGTCTATTTGCTTCTTGTACAGCATTAATGTGTGTCCATACGTTATGACCCATTTGAATAGCATAACTAAAACTATCCCAACTTGTTGAATCTTTCTTACGTACAATTGGATTACCTTGTGTGTCTAGTACAGGATCATCATTTTTATCTAGTTCAACTTCGCCTGCACTCACTTTAGGTGTTCCAATTTTATTGCGGTCACCCTTTTTATATGTACAAATGTCATTAACTAGTAGTCCGTCACTTAATGGCGAGTCTTCGAAGGTTTTAAAGATTCCGTCTTGTAGTGTTGCATCTTTAAATGTACGTGTATCAGTTGCATACTTTAGTTCGTCAACACTAGGAACCATTCGATATGTCCACTTACCTCTGTCAGGAGTTTCAACTGATGTATATACTTGTCCATTAGCAGTAGCTAAGAACGGACTTGCACAATCAAATGTAAGCATCATAGTGGGGTTATAGTACTTGCGTATAGCCCGCTGTACGTCTGTTAGCAAGCAAGCCCACTCTAGTTTACTTGTGCCTAGAAAGTGCATTACATCGTGTATACCGCTTTGTAATAGCCCGTCATAGTGCAATGCAACAATACGTTTGAGTACTAAATGTACATCACACATATTCTGCCCACCCATTGACCAACCATTAAAGTGTTTGTCAGGATACTTAACTGGATCACAATAGTCTTTCATTTGCTCATACCAGTCATCTGCGTCTGCGTGATTTTCACCTTGCAGAACATTTAACAACTTACAAGCGCCTGTTCTATGTTTCATCCAGTAGTCGTTGTTAATACGTGTTGCTACTACTGCTTCTTGATATGTACTAATGCCTGTTGCTTTTGCACCAGCAGGTGAACGTGCCACCCACGCTGGAATATCAAGTATCATTCCATAGTCCATATAAGCGTCCATCCAACGAAGAACACCATCTCTTTTCTTTTGTGCTTTAGGACAATTAGGATCTTTCCAATCGCCTTCCCAAACACCTTTACCAATCTGGAAGCCACCTGAGTCGCCTAGTAACCAAGTGTTTTCACGGTCTCTGTTTCTTACCATATCTTCTTTAGGTACAATTTTAGTTGTATCTAAGTCAGCGTGTCCTGCACTATAAAGGCACCACTTGTATGTGAATGCCCCTTCTTGTGCATTAAGATAGTTTAAACTTTCAACATTGTTTTGAAAGTTTGATGGAATACGGTTATCAGGAACATAAGGACCATCTACAGGATCAGGAAAACGTTGCTTGCCTACATAAGTTGCATAGAAGCCACTAAGTGCAGGTAAGAAATGTGCGTAATCTTGTTGCGCTGTTGTTAGGTCTTTGTTCATAGTTACTTGCTCTGTGCTGGCAAGATATAGTCGTACTTAACCATACCACTGTCTACAGCAATTTTCATTGCGCCTTGATCACTGATACTCATAGTAACGTCACCGTCTAAGTTTAAAATTGCTTGTACTTGTGCTACAGGCCAACTCCAAGTGTGTTGTAACTTACCTTCAACACCGTGTTGGAATACAAACTCACCTGCGTGTGTACTTGCATCACCGAAACTAAACACTAAGTTACCATCTCGAGTCTTTACATTAAATGTAGGCTCTTCGCTGTGTGCCGCACTCATAAGTTTCATACGTGCAATTGATGCTTGTGCCGGAGCAACTTCAACTTCCCACGTTGCACCTTTAAACTTAACAGTCTTTAACTTTTCTTCGATAATTGCTTTGTTCATAAAGCGATAATCATTTTCAAAGTCGCCTGCTGCGTTTTCAAAGTGAATGTGTGTTGGAATAGTTTCACCATTGCGCTCAGATGTAACTACATCAATTTTTGCATCAGTTTTGTATTCAGGATTTTTTAAATGTAGTGCAAGTTTATCTAAGTTAGGCATACCAAATGTACCTACAAACTCGTTAACTTCATTATGTGTTGTTGCACTTAAAATAACACTACGGTCGTCTGCCATCGAATCAATTTGTGTGCCTTCGTCGTTGCTAACTTTAACTATTGCTAAAAAGCCTAGTGCGTGTGTATGTGCAACTACGTCTTGTAAGATATCTTTCATTTGTTTTTCTCCATTGTTAGTTTAATTATACTGCCTAACTGATTAGTTGTCAAGCATTTTATAGGTGTATTTAGGTTTTTATTTTGAATCATAATTCTTTTAGAAGTTGCCAAGTTTCTCTCCAGTCAGTAACTCGATGTGAAAATCCTAGTTGATACTTCTTTAATGCATCTGCTAACGGTTTATCATTGCCTCCTTCAAACATTGCATCACCGTAAAAGTGTATCTTGTTGTTATCTTCAAAGTCCTTTAATATTTGACTTTTATCTAATCCACGAGGAGCAATATCAATGCCGGTATCGCCGCCTACAGTTGCTTGTAATTCAGGAAACATTATATTAAACGAGTTTGCTATTGTATTTCGTTCTTCTTCAAATGAATCGTATTCTACATACTTTGCACGTTCTTCGGCATTGGCATTACGACCTACAACACTAAAATTTACTAGTCCAGAACGTTCTTCAATATGATTTCCTGTGCGTAGGTCAAACAAACTTTCATACTCGCAACTAATTAAAAATGTTCTTGCCATATCAGGCAATTTCCAATCACTTGATCTTATGTTTTGATTGCCTTCATAAACATCACCACCTGAGCAGTTATAAACACGTTTACATAAGTTGTAGGTTTCTTCGCTAATCTGTTCCACTGTTTTAGGTTTGTCACTACCAGTAACAAGGTATACATCATTCATTAAACAGAAATTGTCAAAGAACGCTTTAAACTCTAAGTTAATAGTACCACGACTAGGAGTTAATGTACCATCTACATCAAATATAAATTTATCTTTCACGATCTGCTACTCTCATTCTTAGGTCACTTGAACTAAACCGATGATCCCTATTGTTAAAAAATAATTCAATATCACGTTTGCGACAAATATCTTTTCCTGTAAATTCTTTATCACGATATTCTTCTCCTAGAATACGTACATTAATAGTATACAGTTCTAAAATATCTTCTAAGTCTCTTTCAGTGCCATATGGAATAATTTCATCTACATAGCTTATTGCTTTTAGTTGAGTGTAACGTTCTACAACCGTTTGTATAGGAGCATTTTTCTCTGCACGATCTACACTAGGATCTACTTGTAATCCACAGATTAAATAATCACACTGTTCTTTTGCTTCTCTTAACATTTGTACGTGTCCTGAATGACACAAATCAAATGTACTACAAGTAAATCCTACTTTCATAATCTAAGCCTCGTTCATATTAATACAAATTGCTTGCTGTTCTGGTTTGAAATAACCGCCACCTTTACCAACTTCTGCACTTAATGCTTCTCTTGCTTGGAAACACTCTGTCATTGATGTATGTACAGTAACAAGTTCTACATATGGTGTTACTTCAAAAAAGTATATAAAAACTAATGTCCACATTTAGTTTACTCCTCGTAATAGTTTTCTGCTAATTTTCTTAGCATTGCAATTAATTCTTCAATAGTATTTAGGTCCTGTTCATTGTCAGTATCTATTTCTGCTTCGAATTTAATTTTCATTTTATTCTCCGAAATCAAACAAACTAGTAAATGTATTGTGTCGCTTAGTATCTTGTAACGGATAGTTAAGCACTCCAATTAAGTTGTCTAGTTTATTATCAATAATTGTCTCCGCCATAGCTGCATCATCGAATGGCAGTTCTTTAAACCATTCTGGTATACGCATCTCATCTGTAGGATATGCAACACTTGTATATCCCAGCGGATTCTGTTTTAATTTACAAACAATAACTTTCATACCGTCAACGATCTCTTGCGAATATTTGTCGCCGTTCATACGTTTTAATGTATTCCAGTTAATGCTTGCCCGTACGTGGCCTGGCATATTTGCCTTGCCTTGTTTTTCTTCTAGTCGACGATAGTGGCCAACTTTGTTTGCACGTTTCGGACTACCTTTTTCATAACCAGGCCGTTCGTGGAACTGTTGTCGAAACTCTGTAATGCGTTCAAGTACATCTGACTGTGGTTTATCTGTAAGCACCATAAGTAATAGTTCACTTAGGAACTCCTGCATAAACACAGGTGTATCTGATCTACGCAAGTCCAATCCCATTGCTTTTACTTTGCCAGCCTTGCCGTCAATGTCTGTTCTAAAGCCTTCGTTATCAATGACTAGTGCCGCATAACGCTTCTTAGTAATAAACAAACCTGACTGTGCAATGATCTCTCTACCTGCTGCAATAACGTCTGACCTACTCTTAGGACAATGAAATGCCTTCATCATAAAGTCTGGAAAAGTTGTGTTTGCTTGTTCGCACACTTGATCCATAAGTGTAATACACTTTTCTTTTGACCATTCTAACTTTCCGCTGTTAACGTCATCTTTAAGTATTGGCCAAGCACTAAAATAACAAGAGTCAGTGTCGCCGTAGATCATTGACTTACCTACGTGATCATATGTGCCTGTAATAACGTTGTTGACTTCTGCACTCATATGCTTAACAATAGTACGACCAGTAAGTGTAGTTGATTGTCCTATACGCTTATCAAAGAATCTACAACCTGGATTAAGAATAGCACCATACAAACTGTTAAGCAAAATCTTCTTAACTAACTGTCGCTTATCCCAATACTCGATCTCTACAGCATTACCTGCGTCTTTTGCTTTCTTTAGTTTTTTCTGTAATTCTTTACGTTCAGCATACCAACGCTTTAGGATACCTGGAATAACACCTTCAAACTCGGTTGTAAAAATAGTACCATTCGCACTAAGCATCCACGGCATATTGCTATCAAACACTAACTGATACATCTCAGCACCACTAAGTACATCGGTGCGTCCGTCTTCCCAATCAACAGTTAGTGCAACATCACGTTTTTGCTCCATAACTGCTTCGTATTCTTCAGTACTAAAACGTCCTTCCCAACTACCAGCAAAGCTCTTTTTCTTTAAAGTCATATCTTCGTGTACACGGGCATCACTAATTACAGGACGTACTTGTCCTATAACAGTTTCTGGAGCCATATTTAATGCACGAATTACTGAAGGATATAGTGAATTCAAATCCATTGAAGCAATCATTTGTGCAATCCTTTCTTAGGAAACGCAACATATGCTCCTGCTGCCTGTGTGTTTTCTTCGTCACGCTGTTTACGGTTAGGAACTTGTAAGCCTCTATGATGTGCTTCGTTAATAATGCCTTGCTCTGTAACAGCAACAGCACCCATTGTAGTTTGAATAAGAACAGTGTTCTCGTGTGCAATAGTATTAGACAAATCAATAAAGCGTAACTTCTTATCTAGTTTGTCAAGTAGTGCAGTATCTTGAATATTATATTCAATGAATTTGCGGAAGTCTTGATTGTAAAGTTGGTCTAGCGTACCTTCGTATGCAACTTTGTTTTCACCTACTTCAATTTCACCAATTGCATCTAGTCGATAACTATGGCGTTCTTCATATGTGTATTTACGATATAAATTAAGACTGTCTAAGTGTACACGCCCTACTAAGTCAAACGTTTCACTTTCCTTACCAAATTTTTCGTATGTTCTTTTCTTGGGAAGTTGTCCCCACAAACAAAATCTACGTGTGTCATCTTTGCTTAGTACTCGAGCAGTTCTGTTTACAGTATACGGGATATCATATCCCTCACTGTTCCAGCCTGACAAAATATCAGCATCTTCAATCAGTGTTAAGAAAGTGTCAATCATTTCACCTTCTTTTTCAACTAGCATTACATTGTCAATGCCTTCAACTTCTTTTTTAGCTTGCTCCATAGTAAGTGTCTTAGGAGGCACAGCAATACACACCATAGTGTCTAACCACTGTAAGTAAACTGATATAGAAGTAATAGGCATAAATGGATCACTAGGATCAGCAAAGCCTCGCTCTGGATCAAAGTCAGTCTCAATATCGAAGAACGCAATGTTTAGTTTAGGTGCATCTTGATTAAGATAGTTTTCACTTAAACATTGAAAGATTGGATTAATGTCGCTTTCAAACAGTTGTCTGTCTCTGTTAATAGCAACTTCCTTGCGGAAGTCCTTTGTGTTTTTGCACACAATACGACTTAGAGGATCACCATAAACGCTTTTGTATTTGCCCTTAGGGTCTTTATAATAAAATGTATATTTTGCTTGATATTCGTGGAAGTGTCGTTTTCCATCTTTGCGTTCGACGGCACGAATAATATCTTGATCGCGATCAAACATCGCATCTACGTATGGCATTCATTTCTCCTTCGTTGCTTATGGCCAACTTAACCGTTAACTTGCCTGACAATTGTCTTTGGCGTTATTATTACTTATTAGAACAACAAACCTGCAACGTAAATTACGGTTAAGCCTGCGTTCATTACTATAAGACTTTTTTCTTTCCACAGGACACCAACAAGTATCCATAGACTGTTACTAATAATGAATGCCCAAATGTACAAAGGGTAAACATTAAATGCGGCTAGTGTAGCGGCTGTCAGCAAACATACTGTAGCCACCCAGGCTAACCATTGATAAGGCTTTACCACCATAGTGACGCAACTCCAAATCCAAATACATTTACTACAGCAAAGTATCCAGTTAGTAACATTACCCAAGCAGCACCGCGTCTAAAAGCTGCGTAGCATTGTGTAACACTGCCTATTAAGAACCCTGGATACACTATAAGCATATTAGGGTTACTTGCTGTTAGGGCAAGGGTTAGACTAGCATATACAGTGAATACAAAACTTACTAATTCAAAGTAAAAAGCAGTTTTATCACTGGTATAACTATCTACCCAAAATGACTTAATTTTTTGCATTTACTTGTCATAACCTAACGTGGCTATAAGTGTTTCGAGATCATCGTATGCATCTACGTGATTATCCCAATCTCGGTTCTTTGCAATTTTAATTGCTTTGTTAATTAGACTTGGTTTGATATCAAGTTCTTCTGCAACAGCCTTAACTGTTTCTTTTAAACCCATATTTAAATCTTCAACTTCTTGTAATACTGTTACGCCTTCGCTAACTAGTCTTCCAAGTTTTGCTTTTTCTTCTGCGCCGTAGGTACGATCACTCATTATTAAACTCCTGTGTTAGTTTAACTTATATTATAGCGGATGTTTAGGGAAAAGTCAACCTGAAATGGTTACTTTTTTGCAGATTTAAATTCGTACTCTGCTAGTTTACGGTAGAGCTCATCTTTGATAAATGATTCTTTTTTGGCATTTTTAGTTGCAGTTGCATACATAACTGCTTCTGCGTCTTTGCCGTAACGCTTCTTAAAGTCGTCTTTGTTCTTTTTCATACCTTTGACGTTCTTTTCTTTTTTAGCTTCTTCGCCTTTAGTTAATGATCTTTCAAGTAGTGCTTCTAGTTTAGCAACACGATCCTCTAGTTGTGCAATACGATCATCTTTGTTTACAATAGGCTTTGACTCCATTACAGGTTGTGCTACTCTAGGTGTAGCATTAGTAACGCCTGCTAGTGCAGCAAAATCATTTACAGAATAGTCTTTGTCCATTTGTAATGAACCTTCGTTAACAGTATAACTTTCAGTTACTTGTTGAGGAATTTCTGGAGCAGGAACATTTGCACCGCCTTGAAGTTCTGCCATCATCTTTGCTTTGTCAGCAGCAATGTCAGTTGGTTCTATATCAAAAAGTTTCTTTTGTAAATCGTGAAAGTCCATATTACTTGCCTAATTTTTTATTC